ACAAGTTCGTCAAAATCTGATAGTAGTCTATCTTCAAGATAAGATATATCATCTGGTTTTTTACCTGTCATGTTGTAATGTATAAGAATAACATTTTCATAGTGCTTGGAATACCCCAACTCCTTAAGAAACATTAACACATGTTCCTTAGTAATTTTCGAGAATCGTATTTCCTTCTTTGTGTTCTTATCTCCTATCAATAGATAGTGCTTCTCAAAGTTATCTTCAAGATCGTCGTATACCTTCTGTTCTATGGTACAGTTTTGTTTTCCCTGATATTGTAGGAAACAGTCGCGAAAATGTACCTTGCGGTCGTAACTATACTTTGCTGATATATTCACTCTATCAGCGTCCTTGTATGATGTATTATTCATACTCTTATTGTCTTGTTGCGCACCACATTCTTCACATATGTAAGAATTTTCATCGATGATAAAGTCCTTTTTATTTTCACAATTATCACACGTAACTATATCATCCTTATCTGTCTGTTTCAACGGTATGTTATAGTATTTTTGCGCAATCTTAATATAAGCATCTATCACATCCTTTTTCTCTTTAGAATCCTTGTTTTCTTTCTCTTTACCCATGAAAGAGAGCTTTATGGGGACTTTAAGAATTTTTCTAAATTTCTCTACTAGTTCTGCTGTTTCTGCCAAATAAAGGTTGTATTTACCTCCGTCAGATATTTTATCAATTTCTTCTTGTAATTCTAATATATTTTTCTCAACTTCTTTTTTGGCTTTATTTTGTTTACCTTTCAAATCTTCACCTTTGAGACTCTTCAATGTGAGTTTTAGCTCTTTCATACGACTCTGGTATTTCGGCAATTTCTCTTGTTCTCCTTTGAAGCTATCCTGTATCTTCTGGTCAATTAGCAAGATATCACGAATATCTATCTTTTCTTTCTTTTTCTTGGTACTTTTTTCCATGAAACTCTGATATTTTATCTATTTTCTTTAAACGATAACTAATTGTTTTGAGTTGGACTCTACAGAGTATTGGGTAATGGTCTGAACCAAATTGTCTCAATGTTGTTTGATTACAGTCTTTCCCAAATAATGGGGTATTGTCTACAAATGTAGATAATACATAGAATCCTTTGTAGTATTGATAATCTATCATTTTTTTCTCACAAAGATACGTACCAGTTGGATTTGATTTAGACACAGCTGATACGAAATGTAATTTATCATATGCGTTATGTAATATCTTACAGTCTGTATTAAAATCTCCAGCTATTATCAATGTGGATATATGACCTACACGTTCTAATAAAGCTTTATTTTCACTAATACGCATATCATGGTCTTCTGAATCATAATGTGTGTTTACAGACTTGATTAACAAATTATTATACATAAATTGTGTACAATCATAAGCAGTACCAAACGGATGGAAATAAAAACTCCAATGTTTGATGTTAGTAAATTTTCTACGTTTTAATAATGTGGCGTTACCAAACGGTAAAGTTCTCTCAGCTACTGGTGTTGTTGACTGTAAGTGTGGCGTTAGGTCAAGTATTAAGTACTTTTTTGAAAACGCAGACTTTAAAATAGATTGTACTGGTATAGTTACTTCTTGTAGGAAAATAATATCTGCGTTAACTTTTCTGATGTATTTTATTATAAGTTTTAATCGTTTAGTCAGGTACATATCAGACGAAGAAATATTTGGATAATACTCTGACAGATTCTGAAAGTCTATCCAGTCTTGTGATAGTATATTCCAAGATAATACAGTCAGAGGCTTCATTTATTAGAAATGAAATTGTATAAACAGTTGTACCATGACTAAAATGACACATCAATACCTTAATCTTTACAAAGCTTATACTGATTTTTGTAATCAAGTTTTTATAGTTAATGCCAGTACAAAAAATAAACTGAGAAAACCTAACTTTCCTGAATGTATATCAGAGTATGTAGTCAAGTGTGTAGTTAAAGGTCTAAGCAAAGGAAAAAGTGGTGACTTGGTCTACAATTCAAAGAAAGTAGAGGTAAAATGCTTCTCATCTTCTGGTCCTTCATCATTTGGCCCTGAAGAACACTGGGACTATATTATTTTTGTAGATGCTATTCACCATCCGAATATTACACTCTATCTCTCCAAGGAAAAGGATACTAGTACAATTTGGAAGAATTTAAAGATATCCAAGACTGAGACATTTGATGAACAGAGAATACAGAAAAGAAGACCACGTATGTCATTTTCAGAGATTTCTAAACAAATTCCGTTTGAAACTATTTTCACAGGGTCTATAATAGATATTCTATCGCAAGAAAATGAAAATAAAAATAAATACTTGTTAGAACAAGAAATGATAACATTCGCAGATTTTTTTTGTGGTATTGGTGGTTTCAGAATTGGCTTTGAAAAAGCATCAAAAGACTTCAAGTGTGTCTTTAGCAATGATATAGACAAAAATGCTATTTCAACGTATGAGAAAAATTTCGATAAAGTCTGTCCAATCTCAATATCAGACCTTGACATACCGTCATTACCAGACTTTGACATTCTAACTGCCGGTTTTCCATGTCAGCCATTCTCGATAGCAGGTAAACAAAATGGTTTTTCTGACGAACGAGGTAACTTGTTCTTTGATATCATCAAGATTCTCAAGGTGAAAAAACCCAAAGTAGTATTTCTAGAAAATGTAAAAAATCTACAGTCACATGATAACGGTGATACATTCAAAGTTATGCTGAAAGAACTAAAAAAATCAGGGTATCATGTTAAACATGAAATTCTCAATGCTACTGACTTTGGATTACCTCAAAATAGAGAAAGAATATTTATACTAGGGTTTCTAGATAAAAATCTATATAACTTGTTCACGTTTGATGACTTGACTAAAACAAAATGTAATAAAAATCTTTCAGAATTTCTAGAAGAAAAAATATTAGAAAAATATTATTATACACCAGAAAAAAGTCTATATGAAAAACTTCTTAATGATGTAACTAAAAATATACAAGATAACGTTGTCTATCAATACAGACGTTATTATATAAGAGAAAATAAGAAAGGAGTTTTTCCTACATTAACAGCAAATATGGGTTCGGGAGGTCATAACGTTCCAATTATTAAGGATAAAAATGGAATTAGAAAAATTACTCCACGAGAGTGTTTGAATCTACAAGGATTCCCTAAAGAGTATAAGACTTCTCTTAGTGATGTTCATATTTATAAACAGGCAGGAAATTCTGTTGCTGTACCTGTAATAAAATCTATAGCGAAAAAGTTAAGAAAAATAATGGAACTTCAGAAAAATATCGATATACCTTACGATTGGACTAATACATCATTGATACAATTTCTTGAAGACGGTAATTACCCTTCATCATATCTTGAATTCTTTCACAGTGACAAAATACAAAAAATACTAATCAATATTTCAGAGAATTTAAGTAAAGAAAAAGATACTATATACCCAAGCATTACTAACGTTTTCAGAGCATTTTATCTAACTCGTTTAGAAGACATCAGATTGGTCATTGTCGGCCAAGACCCATATCACGATGGAAATGCGACGGGTATTTGTTTTTCTGTGCCATCTGGAAGAGATATAAATCCATCTTTACGTAATATATTTACAGAATTAGGATTACAGTCCAGAATAAAGGAGAAGAATGGTAACTTGAACTCTTGGGCAAAACAAGGGTGTCTGATGATTAATACATCTCTTACAGTAGCTAAAAATGACCCTGAAAGTCATGTATCCTATTGGGTAGATTTTACAGAAGAATTAATAAAATACATAGCTAAAAAAGGAGTGGTTTGGCTACTTATGGGGAAACATGCCATCAGTTATGAAAAGATAATCACCGATAAGAAATCAATGGTATCTTTGCCGTTGGTATTCAAGACATCTCATCCAAGTCCATTATCTGCCCATAAAATGTGTCAGGGAAATGTAGCCTTTCTAGGTTCTGGAGTTTTCGAAAAAATAAATAATGTTCTGAAGAAAAAAATTATATTTTAATTCTGTATATGAAATATACAGAAATTACACCTTCATTATGAACATGAGTGTTATGTAAGGCATTACGTTATTATGTGGCGAAGAGCCTCCTTGAGACGACGTAGTGGCTGGGCTATTAGTATTAATTTGTCCTGACCCATTTTGTGTTTGACAACCATAATTACTCCATGGAGAAAAAGTAATACTATGAGTATGACTCGGCATTTCAGATACTATTAACGTGTGATTTTCCTCCCCTCCAACGTTACCAATAACACTTGTAGTTGTATTTCCCGAATAACTCGTTCCATATATTCTATTATTGGTTGGCGATACATTCGTTGGGCATAATCCCACCGGAACTCTACCTCTAAGGTCTGGCGTGCCATTCGTTCCATCACATTGTACCCAACCTGTTGGAGGGGTATTGCCAGACCATAAAATAATCATTCCTTGTTGGACGAACGCATCCGTAGAAGGAAACGTAGAAAGGTCTCCACTAGAATCACTAACTACAGCACCAGAATATGTACTGCTAATGGCTGTCGCTCTTAACGGTTTCGAAAACCCTTCGTTAGAGTTGTATGAATTATACAACAGATATAAGACCATAATAAATAATATCACAACAGATATCGATAATATTGTTAACCTATCCATTTATTATAGGAATTTTTATGTAACTTAATCACCAACTACCATAATCAGTAAGGTCAATTATATCATATGTTATATTATTTCTGGCACATATCATTGTACCATTCAGAGTAGGTGTTATGATCCATGAAAAAGGTCCATTTGTACCATAATTAGGTCTTTTTTTCTGTTGTATATCAGCTACCTTTTCGTGTTGTTTAGTTTCCCAGTCAGTAAATAGTCGCTGTTGTACAGATGTTAGTACTACAGAGTAGCTAAAGATGTTAGGATCATTGTCCATTTTATAAAGAATTTATGTTCCTAAATTAATTATAACTTCATGACAAATGCGAGGACGTAAAAAGGCGGTAACGTGTTGTGTGGTTGTCCTCCTCCTGTACTTCCTGATGTACACTGAGTCTGTGAATTACTACCACCTGAATAGCCTCCCGAACTGCCACAAAAGCCCTGATAGGAGTGTGTATGTGAAGGCATTTCCGCTATAGTAAGTGTGTGACTAACTTCACCACCAGTCGTACCGATTTGGTTTGTTATCGTATTTGGTACAACTCCATTTCCTGACACATTTGCTGTTCCATATCCCACAACAAACATTCCTTGTAAATTCGGAGTACCATTCTGTCCATTACATAGCGACCATCCTACTGGTGCTGTGGTTCCCGACCACATCGCTATGAGTCCAGAAGGAACAAAACAGTCTGTCGATAAAGACTGTGACAAATTTCCATTATTATCGCAAATCACAGCATTTGGATATGTTGAAGTTATTCCTGATGCTCTTAAAGGCTTAGGAGAAAATCCTTCAGAGTTATTTGTAAAATAATTGTACAGTAAGAAAAACTGTGTTATAATTAATACTATTAATAGTATATCTCTTGGTTCCATTTATTATTATAGATTTTTAATGGCAAATACAAACTAATATAGTATAATTTCCAATTGAATTTTGATATCGAAAGATGTATCTTATTAAAATGGAACAGATGGCACAAATTGTAATAATATATACTTGTGAAGACTGTAAAGCAGATTATACTTGCGATATAAAACTCTTAGGAATCGATTTGGGAAACATAGATAAATGTAAAGAATGTTTCGAAAAGATGCTCGTTGGAAATCCAGAAAAATGTGATTATGGTGGTAATAAACAGAAATTATGTACTGAAAAATTTTGCTTGTGTTGTTATAAAATGTCCTTCATGTCTCATAGTAAGTCTGAATTTTGGTCAGAGAAAAATGATAAGAAACCTAGGCAGGTATTTATGTCATCAGGTAAGAAATATATTTTTAAATGTGATTGTGGTCATGAATTTGATTCTACATTAGTTAATATAACAAATGGAAAAAATTGGTGTCCTTACTGTGCTAATAAACAACTTTGTGACAAAGATGATTGTGACCAATGTATTAGTAAGTCATTTTATAGTCATCCTATGAAGGATTTTTGGTCAGAGAAAAATGACAATAAACCTAGACAGGTATTCATGTCATCAGGTAAGAAATATATTTTTAAATGTGATTGTGGTCATGAATTTGATTCTACATTAGTTAATATAACAAATGGAAAAAATTGGTGTCCTTACTGTGCTAATAAACAACTTTGTGACAAAGATGATTGTGACCAATGTATTAGTAAGTCATTTTATAGTCATCCTATGAAGGATTTTTGGTCAGAGAAAAATGACAATAAACCTAGACAGGTATTCATGTCATCAGGTAAGAAATATATTTTTAAATGTGATTGTGGTCATGAATTTGATTCTACATTAGCTAATATAACAAATGGACGTTGGTGTCCTTATTGTGCTAATAAACAACTTTGTGACAAAGATGATTGTGACCAATGTCGTGATAAGTCATTTTATAGTCATCCTATGAAGAAATTTTGGTCAGAGAAAAATGACAATAAACCTAGACAAGTATTTATGTCATCAAATAAAAAATATTGGTTCACATGTGAAAATGGCCATATATTTGATGCTACGTTATCTCATGTAACAAATGGAAAAAATTGGTGTCCTATCTGTAAAAATAAAACAGAAAGTAAATTACACAAATTTCTCTCTTCCTTGTCACTTGAATGGAAACATCAAGGTAGATTTGATTGGTGTAAAAGTGAAAAAAATAGACACTTGCCATTTGACTTTCATAACGACACAATTAGGGTAATAATTGAACTTGACGGTGCACAGCATTTTACACAAGTACGAAATTGGAATTCTCCAGAAGCTACGCAAGTAACAGATAAAGATAAACTTACAAAAGCAAAGAATAACGGTTATAGTATTATAAGAATTCTTCAAGAGGATGTATGGAACGATAAGAACAATTGGAAAGAGAAATTACAAGAAGAGCTTAATAAATTTCCTTACGAAATACCACAGCTAATTTTTATTGGTAACTATCCAGAAGAATATAAGAATTTTGTCTCTGAAAATTACTAAGGACTTTTTCTATACCATGTATAGAAAATATTATTTTTCTCTTCTAAATAAAATGAATCGAGAAAACTATGACCCAAACCAACCAGTTTGTGACAATCAAAACGATTTCAATCAGGCTTTTTTGAATGCGGTGAAAAACATGAAGAGTATGAGTAAATCATCAAAAATAGTATATACTGTACTCTGGCTTTTTTTCCTATTATGGGCAATACTTTTAGCTTTGAGAGTTCCCGAAGGGCAGGAAAGAATACAACACTTGGTCTTTGCCTTTTTATTTAGTCCTGTATATATACTGTCGTACTACCTAGGACACATGAGTATGGGTATGAAGGCTGGATTTGGCTGTGGATGTTCTAGTTAAAATTGAATTTTTAAAGAGACTTGTTTTACTAATAAATGTCTACTGCTAGTGAAGCGAAAATTTGGGAATCTATAGTGAAATATCATAACCAATATGAAGATTATTATTTGAAAAAATACGATATATGTGACTTTTTACCTGACAAAAATATATGTATAACTTTTGAACCAAAAGTTCTCTGAATATATCACAGAAAAATGACAAAACAATATCGAAACTATACAAGTCAGATGATAAAAAGTATCAAACACTGATGCTACCAAATAAATCATACCCTTTGGAACCGGAAGTAAAGACTATAGTTACAGATATTCTTACATTACAAAAACAAGTTGAGGAACTTGAAGCAAAATTGTATGAAAAACTTAGTCTGGTAATAAACCCCGAATTCAACAAGGAAGATGAGAAAAATCTTCTGGAACACCCAAACTGGACACTACTCAAAAATAAAAGAGGACAATAAGGTCTATCATTAACTTTTCTTAACGATTATGGTTAAGAAAATATCGAAATAAGGTATAGATACGATTTTCTTTAGTTTTAGAGTATAGACGCTGACATTTCTTTGAAAAAACTTTTTTGTTTTGAATAAATGAGTAGAGAATGTTATAATCAACCTAAACACGAATCCCAACTCATTCTGGAGAGTTACTCCAAATTTCAGTCAAAGAGGAAGAATACTCTTACGGAAGACTACTTCTATCAGTTAGGGAACCAACCGAAGAACGAAAAGGATATTATTCTGGATTCTTTCCCTGCTTCTCTTCCTAGTAAGAAAGAGTCTTATTTTGGGGGCTTTGAACATGCGTTATATAAGCGAAAAAGTCTAAATACGTCTGTTATGGAAGGAGTGGGTGATTCAGACGGAAATTTTGGTGGTATGTCTGAATCATACAAACAACCATTCAGACATAAAGAAACTACACGTGTTGAAGATTATTCATACCCTTACGCATTAAGTAAGAGGAAACCCAGAGAGAATTACTATAACAGTCTGGATGAAAATCCAAACAAGTTAGACTCGGAATATTCTCGGTTTGATTTTGAAAGAGAACATCATAATGGTCTTACTGCGTCACAAAGAAGTAATAACGTGTGGACAGGAGTTGTATAATTTTTATTATTCTAAATAATAAAATGACAGACCCATTAGAAAAATGTATGTCAGAATATCCTAACTCTAAAGTTACATACAAGACAAATATTGACATCAGAAATTTCTGTAAAATCTTCTCGGAAAGTGACGATGAAAAAGATGTTAAGAAAAACAGAGTATTATTTATAAATTTTCCGAAAGTTGTTCAGTGTATGTTCTTGAAGTATTCATTAGAGATACTAAGACATCAAGAAAAGTACTCTAATGATTCTTATAACAAAGCATATAAGATTTTCGAGTTGTTTCAGAATGATAAGAAAGACGGTATTTACAGGGAATATAACAATGTTACAGTGGATAAATTATATAAACAAGCGAAAAGTTGGAAGTCTGAAAATAAGAAGGCTACAGTGAGTCAAAAGAAACCAAGTTTGAAGAAATCTAAGACTGTTAAGGCCAAAGTCAAGTCCCCAACTCCAAAAAAGAAAGAAGAGAGTTTACCAAGTGTTAAGAAAAGTCCGCCAAAGAAGAAAGTAACATCACCAGAGAAAGAAGAGGAAACCGAGGAAGAGACAGAAGAAGAGAAAGTTGAATCTGAAAAACCTAAAGCCAAGCCTGTATCTCCAAAGAAAACACCAAAAAAGACTAAAGTAATATCACCAAAGGAAGAGACAGAAGAGGAAGTTAAACCTGAAAAGACTAAGTCTCCATCTCCAAAGAAAGTCCCAAAAAAGGTTACAGAGAAAAAATCTCCAAAGACTAAAAGAGCCACAAAGGCCAAAATTAAATATGAAAAAGAATACCAAAAACATGAAGAACCAGAAGAAGGTACATCAGTCTATATCTATTACACTACATTATATGAACAAAAGCCTAAATCTGTACTAGCTATTACGTGGCTTACTGAACATGGTGTTTTTGAAGGTAAAGAACGGAAAAAACTAATTGAAAAATACAAGAAACTCGACGAAAAAAAAAAGATGAACGATAGAAAACCTGAAAATAACAAACGTAAAGAAAGTAAGGAACGTATCGAACATAGTGAGCATGAAGAGCATGACGAAAGTGACAAAGAGGATAAAACGGAAGATATTCTCTTTGAATATAAGAAAGGTAAGCCCTATAATGTCTTTTCAAACTTTTACGGAAAGAAAGATATGGCGTCGTTCAAACTGGTTCTGGATGGTCAAGAATGGACTAGTACAGAACATTATTTTCAGGCACAAAAGTTCCTTCCAGAAGACGCGACACAAGCTCAGAAAGAT